TGCTCTACATTGTGTTACAGTCCGGCTGGCTTGTCTGGAAATGGTTCCATGCCATAAAAGATAAGAAGAATGAAGCACAATCTTCCGATAGTTAAAGTAGTTTGGGAAGATGCCTGCCACGACACTCTGGGTTGGGGTGATAGCCCAGAGAAAGCCAAAGAGTTTCAGGTTCCGCTTGTTGTCTCAGTAGGGTTTTTGTTAGGAGAGACCAAGCAGGGCGTGAAAATTTGTCAGTCATTGACTGACGATGCAATTGCTCAGTCTTTGGTCATTCCTCGAAAGATGATCCAGAGCATCGAGCGAGGGGCTTGCAGGTGCGTAAGAAATCCGAAGATGAAGAGTTCATCAAAGTCTGGAAAGAGTTAGGCAGTCCATCACGCATTGCCGAGCGTCTAGGAATAGCCGTTAGAAATGTCTACGAACGACGGCGGACAATCGAGAAAACCCACAATATCCTACTGCCAACCAAAGACGGTCGTTTCACTATACCTGAGAATCGCAGGCGAGCAACCCTAGAAACTGAAGGCTATGTGCTTGTCTTTAGCGACGCTCACTTCATGCCTGGAGAACCCTCTGTAGGTTTCAAAGCCCTCCTGAAACTCATCAAGACCTTAAAGCCAAAAGCGGTCATTGCAAACGGCGACATCCTCGATGGAGGGACTATAAGCAAGTACGGCGCGATGGACTGGGAGCCTGTTACAAACCTTCGTGACGAACTAGAAGCAGTCCAGTGGCATATGGATCAGATCGTGAAGGCGTGTAAGGGTCTAGGAACCTTCCTGCATCGAACGACAGGCAACCATGACATTCGGTTTGACAAGAGGTTAGCGGGCGCGGTTCCTGAGTACAAAGGGATCGCTGGAACATGTCTTAAAGATCATATTCCTGAGTGGTCGGTAAGTTGGTCGGTGATGGTTAATAACCTTTGCATGATTAAACACAGGCTCCAACACGGCGGTATCCACTCAGGATATAACAACACCCTAAAAGCAGGGATCTCTACGGTCTCAGGGCATACTCACCTCTTGGAAGTTAAGGGCTGGGGCGACTATCGAGGTAGAAGGTACGGAGTCTCAACAGGGATGCTGGCAGACCCTGACGGAAACCAGTTTGCTTACCTTGAAGATAATCCTGTTCCCTGGTGTTCAGGGTTTGCTGTCTTGTGTTTCAGGGATGGTCTACTCTTGCCTCCTGAACTCGTCGAGGTTATCGAGGGAACAGCGTATTTCCGAGGAGCAGCAGTTGGCTAACTTTGAATCTGCTTACGACAAGATGATGGAGGACGAGGGAGGTTACGTTCTTCATGAGGTTAAAGGAGACCGAGGCGGTCAGACCTATGCGGGTATTGCTCGCAAGATGCACCCAAAGTGGGAGGGCTGGCAGCATATCGACTACCAGGAAACACCTCCGACACAGTTAGTCCGAGACTTCTATAAAGAGCACTTTTGGGACAAGATCAAAGGCGATGACTTAACGCATGACGTTATAGCTTCGTCTCTTTTTAACTTTGCTGTCAATGCTGGCGTACACGTATCCATCAAACTTGCCCAGATATGCGTCAAAACGGCCCCAGACGGCGTTATCGGGCCCAAGACCATATCAGCACTCAACCAAGCCAATCCTGAGCTCTTCGTGGCTTATTACGCGCTTGCAAAACTCGCCCGTTATCGTGACATTGTGACGCGAGATAGAAGCCAACTTAAGTTCCTCCTTGGTTGGGTAAACAGGACGCTCAAGCTATGAATTTTCTCGGCATTGGCTCAGTCATTGAATCCGTTGGCAAGGTTGCTAGCGACCTGATAACGACCGACAAAGAGCGCATGGAGCTTGAGCTTGAGGCCAAGCGTATAGACCAAGCAATAGACCTCGGTCAAATGGAAGTGAACAAGGTCGAAGCCGCTAATCAGAATATGTTTGTTTCCGGTTGGAGACCTGCTATCGGTTGGGTTGGTGCTGGCGCAATGTTCTACCAGTTTCTTCTGTACCCTCTTTTGGTCTGGGCGTGGACTTGGATGCAGGCAGAACAGATCGTTCCGCAAGAGGTAAAGCCTCCTCCGATGCTGGATACCGACGCTCTATGGGTTATTTTGAGCGGGATGCTTGGGATTGCTGGCATGAGGAGTTTTGAAAAGAGTCGCGGTGTTGCGCGGTAACTTCGTCTCGCACCATTTGGCCGATCTTGTCCCCATGTATTTTGTCGATCTTCTCAATGATTGGAAGTCGTTTGTTCTTAGGTAGCTTCAAGATCATCTTTGCCCAGTCCTGAACGACAAACGGCAGAGCACTTTCGTACGCTGCCGTTATCTCCTCAACATCAGACGACTTAACTTGCTTGATGAGGTTGATCCACGATTCCACGGATCGACCACTCCCGAAAAGCCTTATGTTTTGCCATTGTGTCTGGGCACTCGGTTGACGGTGGAATCCATCCGCGTTCCCTCCAGATTTCCTCGACGGGTCTGAATTTTTCTGTCCTCGTCTGATTCTCGATTAACTCTTTCCAGTTGCTCATAATAAGCCTTTCGGGAACGGATAGACTGCATCAGCGTGAGGAGTCCCAGGCCTCGGTGCATTGAAGAACCTCCGTTTTTCCAACTCTGTAGGCTTCCAGAATGCTTCCGGAGCCTCAGACTTGATGATGTGAATGATCCTCTCTAAGACCGGAGAATCGTCGGAAATGTTTGCAGGACGCTTTGCAAACGCTTTTTTCAACATGGTTTGGTGGTGTACGCTTAACATATCAAAATGGCACTGAATCGTCGTCATCGACTTTGGTTGATCTTACTCCCCCGTCTTTCTGCTGGAACTTTAGCCCCAGATACTTTCCGTCGGAACCCTCGTTGACCCATCCTGAGATCCAAAACTCGACACCGTTAATCATTGCTGAACCTCGGTAGTCTGGGTGAACATCCTTCTCTTTTTTCTTGTTCTTGCTGATTGATCCTGTTAGTTCTTTTGGCATAACGACAACTCCATTTGATTAACTTCGTTGAGAAAGGCAACTAGATCAGCCTCGATCTTGGTTAGCTCTTCCGGTTTAGGCTCGTAACGAACGACAAATAACTGTAAATGTTCAGGAAGTCTTGGGTCGAACGACACAAAGTCGCACCAAGTCCTACCTGTTACGAGCATTTGAGTAAGCATTTGTGGCTTGTATTTGGTTGGAACCTCCTTAGCTAGTAAGTAATCGACATGGGTGTTTGAGTTTGGACACTTAATCTCAATTAATCCCGACCCTGCAAAGCCATCAGGACTCGCTCCAAGCCACTTTATCGACTTGTGGGTATGAAACCCTGTCTGCTCGACGAAATGGCCTGTATGGACTTCGTAGGCTGCTCTAGCAACAGGTTCTTGTTCAGTCCCCCATTGCATAGCTGCATTCGTAAAAGAATCACCCTGTAAGCCCGTCAGACGCTCTGTGACGAGTTGGATTTGATAGTTCCTACGTGTAGCCGTTCCAGGTTTCGCAAGCGCGTCTGAGGCCCGTGAAGCGGTTAGGTGGCCAAGTCTTGCTTTGTACCAATCGTCAGTTCTTTGTTCCATGTTGCACCTTTAATATCCCTCGTTCGATCATTGCTTGCATCGTGTTTATGTACGCTTGGTTCCAGAAGTCTCGACGTTCTTCACGAGACATTTCTTTTCCTTGATCCAAGTATGCGTGGCATTTGAAACACAAAGATGCTACTAAAGCATCAGAGACTTTAATGCCCATGCCTTTGCCTTGATTTCTGTGAGCGGCAACTACTGTTCCGTCCTCACAAAAACAAGATCCACAAGGCAAATGCCTGCAAGCCTCAAGCAACTTTTTGTTTGAGTACATTGATCTTCCTTAAGTCAAGTTCAGCGTCCTTCATTTCATCTGTCCAGACTAAGCCCTTCTCGATTGCGTACTGGAGGAGCTGCTCTACTAAGTCTGAGAACTCCGAGACGGTAAGCGAAGCAGTCGATGGTTCAATCTCTTTTACTTGGCCTCCAGGAAGCTCAACAACACGAGATGGTAGAAACCTCGTCTTAGCCCACTCGTGCCAGATGTCCTGGGTGTATTGCTGACCCATTAACTGTTCCGCACAAGCTGTCAGGATCGACCAATAAAACCGATTCTGAGCCGCTGTTCGAGGAGGTTTGGAGATAGTGACCATGTAGCCTAGTTCAGTGGCTTCTATGGCCTCTATAACCCTCCTGCGGTCATTCTCAGTTGTTAGGATTAATCTCATTTCTTAGATACCAGTTGTAGTTTGCTCGAAAGGCTCGTCTTTCAAAGTCAGTAAACTTGTCGTGACGATCGGAGAACATAGCCTCGACCATGCGCCTCTTGAATTGTTTACTGTCAACGTCAAGCCACATTAGATAGTTATCGAGCCCTGACTCGTAAAGGTCTCCGAATAGAAACCGCATGGCTGTGATCGTGTCCTCTTGCGGACGGGTTTTGTAGGGTGCTTTGCAAGCATCATCGACTGCTAGTTGGATGACAGACCAGAGTAGTTTCTTGCAACGCTCGGTCTGGATTGAGTCCAGCAGCCCTTCTTCAAATGTGTGTAGGTTCATTTTCTTTTGTAGTAGTAAGCCCAGGCTTGCCTGTAGAGTTTTTCTTTTGTTACCAACTTGCGAGCCTCGAGTGCGCGAATCATCTTCAAGGCATTTTGTGGTGTGCAACCGAACTTGTTAGCCAGATCGTTGAGTGACATCCAGTCATCGAGCGCGGTTAGATAAGCCGTTTGTGTCGGAGTCAGCGGTTTAGACTTGTTTAGCATCAACCGGCCAAACTTTTCCACCGACTTCAGGAACTCATCTCGGTGTGAGATGAGAACCCCTGATTGCTTGGCAATAGAGAGAATTTGACTCATTTGATCTCCGTCAGTTCTTTCTTGCGTTGTTCTTTGGCTGCGTCCAACTGATTGATAGCTTGCGGATCATTCTTGAACTCTTTGTAGCTTGTAGTCCATGCCGCTTTTAATTCGTCTACTGTTTTGGCCTCTGAGAGCGTTTTTATGTGGTCGTCTACGGAAGGCTTATCTTCATCTGGTAGATCCTCTCCAGCGTATATGTAGAGCCCGATACCGTGGAGAGAGATAGCTTTAGCTAGACACCTTTGCATAGCCGTGTTGACCTGGAAAGCATCTGGGTTAGAGATTGCTTTGTTACGGTGATCCATGACAGGCAGTTGTGCAGTGCGAGATACACCGAACGCTTTTACCTCGCAGAACACCATAACCGTGCCATTCCAGGTTTGGTAAGGCTTGTACTCCCAAGTTGCCGTTGGATCGTGTTGCAACAATGTATCCACGGCCCAAGCCCATGAGAGGTAAGAAAGGCCGTTTTTCTTCTCGACCTTCTCGGTTACGTTGATCTTTCTAAGTTCGTTGAATTTCATAGTTGGCTCCTTTATTTGATGAACAGGTAGAGCAGTGTTCCGTAGCAAATCCCTAATGCTGTGCATAAGATCCAGTCACTCCTCGTCGGCTTGTATTTCGTCAAGTTCGTGCTCCTGTTGTTCCAACTGTTGTTGGTAGTCATTCTGTTCCCTCTCTCTGTCGTATTCGTAAAGTTGTCTGTCTAGCCAAGCATCGTAGTCAACGCTCATGGTGCTTCCTTTGTGTAGATCGTGCAGAACTGTTCTACGTTAGCTGCAAATACAATCTCGTTGATCTTGATGTTGTAGTCGTCGTAAAAATATTCCTTGATGATTTTTTCTAACTGCTCTTGTGTGAGTATGATTTTCATGTTGGCTCCTTGTTGCGATGGAGTAATCTTAGGCTTATCAATCACATAAGACTGTCATCGTGACGACAATCTCTGCCACTGATACCAAAAAGAAACGCCGTTCGTCGGTAAGTCCTACTCAGAGGTCTTTAGCTGCTCTTCGTGAACGCGGGTACTTATGTCAGATCGTCGAGCACTGGAACCCTTGGGCTCGTATACGCCAGGACTTGTTTGGCGTAGGCGACATCCTTTGTCTTAAGGACGAAGAGACGCTCTTAGTTCAGACGACCTCAAGAGGTAACGTCTCAGCCAGGGTGAAGAAGATTGCAGAGAGTGAGCATCTTCCGGCTATCTTGCGAGCAGGTTGGAAGATCGAGGTGCATGGATGGGGTAAGTTAAAAGAAGGGTGGACTTGCAAGGTTATTGAAATTTGATTTAGACTCTTATTTGTTTCACCGCATTGGCTAGGGTAGCTCCCGAAA